TTGGTCAAAGGTTGGCGCAAGTGTTCCACGGGGAACACTTAAACCCCCGAGGATGATGTCGAGCGAACCTTTGGCCGGATAAGTCGGATTAGCCGATGGCGTACCAGTAATGACGGCCACCTCGTAGCCGTCGGTAATATTGAGCCACGTGTTTTGCGTCGGCAAATCTGGCTCGGGTATCTGAGTTTTCCCAACGGCTTTGTAGCGAATAACGAGCAAATCAAAGCGGTCAAACGTTGTGTCGGCAACCGGCACCGTAAATGGTGCGCCTGAGTTGTCATCAATTCTAACTTGCAACCCGGTCGGGTCGTACGCGATGCCTCGCCCCACCGATCCGGTAAAGCTATTGAGGCCAACGGTGAATGGGTTCGGATATTGAGTGGTCGTAAGTACGCCACTCCCAAAGAACGCGAGGTTGTTTCCCGCCATGTAAGCTTGCACGGCGTTAAATGAGTAATCGAGGTCCGTAACGTCGATTAGTTTTCTAGAGAGTTCGAGCCAATTTCTACGGTCCAAAGTAATCCCCTAAAGTCTAAGTCTCTCGTACTCAGGCGTTGCGGCCTCGTACGCCGCAATATTAGCCGGACCCGAGGTCTGGTTATTTCTAATAACGTGGCCACTTCTCGCCGGCTCTAATTGGGTTAGTCGAGCGTCGAGTAAGCTCAACGTCTCGGCACTGGCCGACCCATATATGCGGACCTCAAAAGTGTACGCGGTCGTCTGTATTGACAGCAACTCGGCGTCACTTAATCCCTGAGACTCGTAATCAAATGCGCAATCAAGGGGTATGAGTCCACCCTCAGACCGTGCGCCAATAATTGGGTCAAGGTGCGTCAACCAAGTGTCGACGCCAAGCTTTGAGCGGCCAAGTATCCATGCGCCAACGCCGCCTTGCCCAGAGTACGGCAATAAATCAAACGGGATTGGCCCAAGGATGCCGGCAATGACCGACTGAATCGCGGGCATCGAAATGCCGCCGGTCGAACGTAATTTAGAAATGATGTTGGTGCGTCTGGCGTCAATCGAGAGTGAGCCGTCTTGCGCACTTGAGAAGTAATCGCGCTCGTACGCGCTCAGGCCGTCGCCCGTTGCGGTATTTAAAAACTTATCCGCGTAAATGGACGAAAGGTTAGTCGAAAGCCCAGCGAGCGCCGTGGCGAATGCCCGAAGCTCGGACGACGAGACCGAACGTCTAGATTGGTCAAGGTCATTGGCAAGGTCGTCTGCGAAAACACCAAGTGGTAGCTCGGCGATGAGGATTTCTAAAAACTCATCGGTGGTTAGAAAAATTGGGACTGACATTAGCTCACGCCCGAGACAACCGAAATAGTGCCTGGGCGAGCAAGCGAGTTCGCCGAGATGGGCAAGTCGTACATTGTACCGTTGAGAGGCATAATCTGGCGGTCGTTTAAGACCGGGATACGTCCACGAACTAAACCCGTCGCCGGGTCGGCCGAGGCCGAAAGCCAGTAATCGATATTGGCCTCAATATCAGACGCCACGATAAATCCGCCGGTTTGTCCGGTCAGCGTGCGCCCCCCGATTGCGGCCTTATAAAGTGCGCGCCCAACTTCACGCTGTACGAGTGCTTCGATGGTGAGGTTGTTCGGGTTATTGACCGGATCACTCGGAATGCTCGCTAAAGTATACGGCGCAACTACGCTCACTTGCATCGTCACATCAACGGGCGTCTCGATTGGTCCAAACACCGTGGGGCAATCCGTAAGCGGCGCGTGTGAGTCATAATAGGATTGCACGTTGGCGACGACCTGAGCCGAAGGAATACGGACCACCGGCACACCACCCGTTACCGCTTGATCAATGTCCGTGACCCCTGAGGTAATAACGACGCCAACCGTTCCAAGTCCTTTAATAAAACGTCTAATGCTTACTGACCTCACCGACGGGTCCGCTTGGAAACCCCACGACTTATAGTCGGCCTCATTACCACCGGCTGGGGTGTATTGTTGCCGAGCGAGGATGCGCGCCCTAAATGAGTCGTAACTTTCGACATCGGAACCACCAGCCAAACTCAGAGTCAGAGTGGCCGTCGCGTTTACGCCAACCGGCGGGTTAACGAGGGTGAGAACATCCGGCGCCGAGACATTTCCTAAAGAGCCTGTTACTTGCGCCTGTACGGCCACCGTAAGCGAGCCGTTGGCAAACGTGCCGCCGGTCGTATTCACGTAAAAAAGATTAGTCGGTCCATACAGAAATTGTAAGTCACCGGCCGCAACCACTAAACCGTTTGGGCCGCTCAACGTGACCGATGAACTCGAAGCCTGGGTCGCACTCTGTGGAGTCAAACCAAGGTCTAAACCTTTTAAGACTAAAGCCTCGGGCCGCGCGGTGCTGACAAACGTATCGGCATTAATCTTAGCCTGATCGCCGTAAAGACCAGAGATGAGCCCGGAAATAGCCTTACCCCGAATTACAAAATCCGAGTTGGGGTCATTGATGTTGAGCGTGGACTTGATGCTTTTAAGAACCTGTAGATAGACCGATTGAATGTCACTCGGGGCGGGAAACGTCGCCATCTTTATACGCTCACAAAGTTGAGTTGGTCGGATACCTGGACCTGCGCCGGGATTACCTCAATCTTATTGAGCGAGCCCGTGCGAGTCGCCTCTAAATTTCTAACTTGAGCGGCCGTGGCCTGACCCGTCGCAATGACCTGCCGCTCGATGGCGTCGGACGCATAAGCCGAGATTTGTTGCTCAATACTCAAGGTCCGCTTCACGTTCTCGAGCTGATTTAAATTCGAACCCTGGTTAGGTGTTCCGTAAAGCCATGCATTTTGCGGAATGGTGAGCGCGAAATAAACGGCCTCCTCAACGCGGTCGGACGCAATGGGCGAACCGTTTTGACCCAAAACATAATCCCGTTTGAGCGGGTCTAGCTGTAAATTTTGAGCCATTAAGTCACCGTCCCCTGTACCGCACCGCCGGCACCTTGGCCGCTCGTGACTGTACCCACGACGATAGCACTAGCGGTAATATATTCAACGACGGCCTCGCCAATCGCCATTGCGAACTTATCAAGTTCATCCGGGTTGGTCGGGTTCACGACCGCCATAAGCTTAGACTTGATTGCGTCACCTAAGCCGCTTGAACTTAAAGCCATCTAAATCACTCCGTTAAAACAAGTTTCGACAAAATGATGTCGATATTGCCTTTAAGTTGTTCAAAGTCGGCCGCGTTAGATGGCGGCGCCCCCGGGCCGGGGTGTGTATGCGCGACGAGCAAGTCGAGTATTTGAGTCAGCAACGCTTTGAGTTGGTTACCGAGCACCACGGCTTCGCTCGATTGACCCGTGCCAATCAAAATTTTGCCGTTCATCACACGGATACTTTGGCCGTACGCATTGTAAAGCGCCGACTCACCGTCACCGAGGTCCGGCCGAGTCTCATCAAAATGGCCGAGCACGTTTTGATTGCTCGGGTCCATCCCGCCTGGCGCAATTAAAGCTTGGGTGCCGACCGGTGCCTTGGACGATAAACCAAACGGGAGTATCACGCGCGTGTTCGACCGAGGCGCCTCATTCGAGTACCGCCTTACGGTTGACCGAGTTTGCGTCTCGTTTGAGACGACCTGGCCAACCACCATTTGATTAATCATTTGGCGAACGGTGCGCGTGATTAGTTGTAAGATTTGAACGTCGTTCACCGGCTCACCACGCGGTCAAACATGTCGGTGTATGCGCAAATGGTATAAAGACGGCAAAGTCTCATGCGCGTAATCATCCCGTGATCCATCGTAAGCTCGTATGAGACCGAATAGACGTACATGGGCTCGGCAACCTTTTCGTCTTCAATCTCGACCGCGTACACCTGGTCGACGTCGTACAGTTGGCCGAACTCGTTAAAGTGACTTTGTACGACCGCCTCAACGTCGAGGATTTGCATATTCTCTTTGGCGACTTCTCTGGCCGAGTACGCGCGTCCCACCGTCTGAGGCTCGTAAGAACCTTTGGCAAGGCCAATACCTTGGTTGAGCGTGTCCGAGCCGCTTGCGTAATCAAACGTCCGCATCACCGAACGACCGACGTTCAAGCCTCGGTAAGGCTTTAATGCTTGATCCATATTGTTGAGCGTAAATTGCTTAACAAGACTCGCCGCGCCCTCGGTACCGGCTAATACCGTAACAATACGGCGAATAGCTTGGTTCACGTTTCGTTTAACGCGGCCTTCGATCAAATTATTGCCAGACGGGTCCGAGTACTTAAGCGTAAGCGAACCCTTTGGCGTCTGCGCAAAGTTAGGCTTATCAACGATGAGTTGCCCGTCGTTGTTTGCCCAGACGAGCCCGTTGAGCCACGTGAGATAACGCTGGAGTACCGCAATCTTGGTCTCGCCCGGGTTGGTCTGTACCGCGAGCGGCGCATTGGTCGCGAGTTGTTTGGTGAGGTGAGAGCCCATCATGCGGGTACCTTTAAGCAACGTCGACACCAGGTTGTTGAGGTTGGCGCGCTCAAAAAACACCATTTGCGCGTCGACATCGACCGCATCGTTATCAACCAGTTGAGAAACTACGTCCCGGCCAGTAATCGAGTAATCAAGTGAGCCGGGGGTAATATGAGTATCGGTCTCGTCAATAAAGCCGACACCCACGATGGCGGTCTTGTTGTTGTCGTTCTCAACGTAAAGCCTAACGACGTCGCCGGACCTAATCGCCATGCGGGTCTCACGGTCAATTCCGGGGGCCGTAAACCTAAACGCCGCCGCCGGGGTCAGCACCGAGCGGTCGAATGCGTAAGAGCTAAACGTCGTAATCTCTCTAGCCTCGGTGCCCTGACTCGGGTCGGCCGAGACGCACGTAAGCCTAATCACGATGCGGGAACCGTGATGGTTGAACCGGCCGGGATGAGATTAATTGAGCCTAGATAGGGATTGAGTGCTTCAATGTCATTTTGACGGTCGGGGCTCAGTCCATTTGAGTACGCAATCATACGTAACGACATGTTGCGCGGCACTTTATAAATCTTAACCTTGGACTCGGCCGACGTGATGCACGCCTCAACGGTGTCTTGGATATTAACCGCCAATTGCCGGTAAAGAACCACGATGTCGTAGCCGTAGTTACCAAGCGTGGACTCAGCCTCTTTAATGGCATCGCTGATGCCTTGCCGAGCTTGGTTGGCACCGTACACGGCCTGAGCAGGGCTTATTTTATTCGCATTAACGAACGAGTCGAGTTGCGAGTCGACGAGCGTTTGCGACGCCGGGTCGAGAGCCACTTGGAACACCGGCGCAATCTTAGTTACCTCGGTCGTACCCGTCGACGTGCGCGCGGCAACCGTCCCGTAATTAGCATCGGGCACGCCACCAATCGCCGGGCCGGCAATGGCGAATAAATTGATGAGGTCGTTTTTTGTCGCAAACGTACTCCCCAATTGGCCGAGCAAGCCCGACACTTGGCCAACGAGCGAAGTCTTACGAGCGTTTAGTCCGGCCGTAATTGCGCCAGGCAATTGAAGAGTCGCTGCAGCACCGGTGATATAATTTGAAATTGCTGCCGACGTGCTGACTAAACGCTTAAGGCTCTTCTGGAGAGCCGTATCGACATCATCACCTTTGGTCTTTAAGTTTTGACCAATGATCCCTGAGTCGTCCTCGATAAAGGTCGCCCGGATGGTGACCGCGTTCGACTCTTCAACCCGGTGGACTTGCTCAAAGCTTTGGAGTCGCGCAAGGACCGAGCCCCGGATTGCCGAGAGAACCGGGTGGGTAAGTGTTCCGGCCGAGTTCGACTTATAGACGTTGTTATAAAACTCTTTATATTTAGTCTGATAGTTCGGTCCAAAAAACTTGATAGTGAACGTGTACGACTCGCCCTTGCGGCCCATGTCTTTGAGTTGTTGGCCATCGAGGTACGGGTACTCATAAACCGCCAAACGGCGTGAAGCCGAGTCGGTGATGTTATCAACTGAGGTCAGTTGGCCATTGGCATCGCCCGAGCGGGTCTCGGCAAAGAACACGGTTTTGACGCCGGTCTTTGAGTCGGTCCACGTGCCCGGACTTAAATTCCAAGAACCTTTGGCTTGAGAACCGAAAGGGTTTGCAAACGAGGTGATGTCGCCAACGATACTCACTGAGTCACCCCACGAAGCGGTGCTGCGCTCGGATTGGTAACGAACTTGATTTGGCCTTTTTCGCGTTCCATCATGGCCTTAATTTGCCCCTGGTAGATGGCATTAGCCATTTGCTCTTGGCTCATTTGCCCATCGGATTTGTTGTACATCCAATCAGCGATCCGGCCTCCCATGTCGCCATTAATGCCAAACATAGGGTTAACGACGTGTTTACCAAACTCGTACCCACCGTAACCAGCGGCACCCACCATCGCGGCCGATGATAAGACGGCGCCCGTACCCATCGTAGCTAAAGTACCCAAACTTTCGCCACCTAGTATGGCGGCATTGAGTAACCCGGCTTTGCCGTACTTAAGCGCGGCGCCTCCAAGTTTGCTTATAATCCCACCGCCCGGACCATCTTTAATCTCGCCGGCGTTGGTGACGTATACTTTTTGAATGCCCTGGGCGTCGGCAAGCTTTGAGCCGAGAAGGCCCCGGATACCACCACCGGTCAGCATGGCGGCGCCAACCGATAACCCCCCGGCAATCGCCAAGTCACCGCCCGAATTCGCGAGAGTGCCGGTTAAGTGTTCAAAACCTTTGTTATTTACATCCTGATTTTTAACCCCGGCCAACATCTCTAAGACTGAGTTACCAAGTTCGGCCCCAGCGTTCGTCACGCGAGCTTTAAACATATCAATCTTGGACGCAAAGTTATTGGTCGCGACTCCAAATTGGTCGGCGGTCTCGTTTGAGCCCCTTATAACTTTATCGAACTCAACCGAGCTATCGCGCATGGTTTCAACAAATTGCTTAAAGTCCGCACCCGACGAGCCCGAGATACCCGTGATTTTTTCGAGCACTTGAGGGCTAATGTTACCGAACTTTGACGTGTCAATAGAGCCTAGGGCTTTTGAATCGAGCTTACCGTCTTTAAAGACGTTCGCCCCAACCGCGCCATTGAATATCTCGCCACGGTCGAGCCCCGTACCCTTAGCCATAATTTGGCGCATGATGCTCTCGCCCGTATCACCTGATTTACTCGCAATCGACGCAAGCCCGGCCAGTTGACGGGTGTCCATACCTAGCATCGACGCCGAGCCAGACATTTGCGCCATTTGCGCGGCGGCATCATTCGAGTTCTTAAATCCGCCTGACACGGTGGCGGCGTTGATAGCATCAAACGTCTTACGTACGTTCTCGCCATTGATGTCGAGATGTTGACGTTTCAGTATCTCGGCCACGTCGTCCATCGCCGTCCCTGTGTCTAACTCAGGGTTGATTTGGCGAGATTGAGCGAGCACCGATGCGATCATGGTCATTTGAGCCGGGTCTTTTACATTGCCGCGAGATGCGGCCGATAAAAGCCCCGATTGAACGTCTTGGATTTTGACCCCGGCCTCCGAAGTTGCACGGCCGGCCGAGCGTTTGAACTCCTCCATTTGGCGAGCCCCTAAGCCCATCCGAACGTTGAGGCGATCAAAGGCCTTCTCCATATCGTAAACTGATTTTACACCCTCTTGGATTTGCTTAGCGAAATTAGCGCCCGCCATAATCGACGAGATGTCGAACGCGGTCTTGAGGTCCTCCCGAATGCGAGTCCCCATGTTGCTAAAGAATTTTTGGATGGCATTCGTGCCTTTTTCGGCATTGTCTTTTAAGTCATTGATACTCTGAGACGACCTCTTGCCGATGGCCTCTTCAATGATGCCCTGAAATTTCTTAACCTCATCACCCATTTTGGTGAGAGATGCGATTAGCTCCTCGGGAGATAGGCCAATGCTTATTGTTGTATCTTGCGCCACGACGTATCCCCCAACTCAAGATTGCCGCTGATTTTTTAATTCCTCAAGGTAATCAGCGCGCAACATCTCCGTTGCGGTCTTTAGGGTAATGTACCAGACCCATTGTCCGTTGGTGAGGTCGGAAAAACCAGTCTTTGGATTAAGTCTTGATAGGCTAAAAAAACCGCTCTCAATTGCACCAAAGATAAGTCGCTCGCCGTCACACTGTTTTTTTTTATCGCATCGACGAGCATCTCAAACTTCTCAGGGCTTACGGCCTCTAAGCTTGGGTTCACCTCTTCGGTGACTTTTGTATACTCCGCGTAAAGGAATTGAATCTCATCGAGTGACAACATCCCAAGTAATCGGTCACTGAGGATGCCGGGCTGACCGCCAATTGTGGTGGCAAATCTGAGAGTTTCTTTTTGCACTAGGCTCGCAAGGTTCGCTTGATCGCCGACAACTTTTGCGTTCTGGACCATCATCCGGTTACGGATATCTAACATTTCATCGAGACTTAAAATGCGGACCGGCAAGGCCAGTTGGCGCATTTTTATCTCGTAGACCTCTTTAGTACCCGCGCGCATCCGAGCGAGTAAATCCTCAGCACTTAGAAGCTCTTCCTTCATTTATATACTCCAAAATAATAATGGCCGGCCTATGAGGACCGACCATTACCATTTCTAGATTAAAGAAGTAACTAAACTAGGTTGGCGAGAGCGGTCGGGAATAGTGCCGAGTTGCCCACCATGTCGACCAAATCAAGGGCGACAAAGTTAAACGACTTCTTACCCTCGGAACCAACACCCGACGACGACTGGCTCATGGTGTTTAAACAAACACCTTTGAGCAAATACTTATCGGCACCTTGTTGGAACTGTACCGACACGTCTTGCGAGTCGTAATCAATCGCCTCCAATTTGGTCGAGGCGAGCTTATCTTGCACGGCGGTCTCGGCGGTAAACGTGATGCCACGGTTACCACGCGTCCAACCCTTATTCCGGCGGTCAGACGTCATCGTCTCGACCACCTTGGTACGGTCGTCGACGTTAACAGTGATACTTTGGATGTCGATTACCTCGACACCGTTTACGTAAATGCGGCCTCTATCGGCGTAAAGAATTCCCATCGTTTTTATCCTTACAGAGTGAAGTCAAATTTAGTGGTCGAGAACACGTTGATGGCGACGACGTCGAGGTCCGGCAATACGTTAACAGGTAATCTAAAATCAAAGCGACCACGCCTCAAAGGCGAGGGCTCGACTTCAAATTCCTTAACGAGCGACTTAACGCCTTGAAACGCACCTTGGTCCTCAAACGACAACGCCAGTCTAACGAACTCGCCGAGCAAAGCGTTGGCGACCGTCAAGCTAGCCTTGGTGCCACCCGGGTTGTTATTGAACGGCGGATTTTGGCAAACCTGGTAGAGCGACTCTCTAAAGTCATTCAAGGTCACCAACTGTTGCCACGCATTGTAGTCGGTCACGGCGGTTACGCCATCGGGTAAAAGCTTATAGCTCGTGCGCGTCTTGATGAGCGCAACCTTATTACCGGGGGCCACGTACATTGGCGATACGCCCGCGCGCAAGAGCGCCTCGCTTGAGCCAAACGGATCAATTTGAACCCGGTCCGACATCTTGCTCGGAGGTACGAGACCACCAACAACAACGCCTTTCAAAGGGTTATACGGGAACGTCGATGCCATCATTGCACCCGCGTGGGCGGCGGCAACAATGTTAGCCGGCTGAGCCGACGCCGAAGCCATCGCGGTAAATTGAGTACCCGATCCCGAGACGTTAACGTTGCTCGATAACGTCAAAGTCTTTGCGACCAAATCGACGCTCAAAATCGTAGCCGAACCACCAACGATGGCGCTCGACTGGACCATTTGGCCGATTTGAACCTCAAGGCTATCAAGGTTCGCCACCTGAGGTGAGCCAGACGCCGTATCACCGGTAAATTGAAGGGGCGTTGTCGAAGTATCCGGCAACGACGCGATGATGAGCTTTTGCGAATTGTACGTGTACGTTTGAACAACGCTAATTGGATCGAGCGAACCGACCGTCAAAAACGAACCGAACTGACCTTGCAAATCACGGTCGGGACCGGAAATGAATTCGACCAAATCAAGTAAGCCATTATTTGCGGCCGAGCCAACCGGGTAAGGGCTCACAATCATGTCAGACCGTAATGCCTTTAGTTTTTCAACACCCTCAGCGGCAACGCCTGTGTCACCATTTGCGAGCATCAATACGCGGAACGCCGGAAAGGTCGCACGACCCGCCAGGGCATTAGCGTCGATAAACGCTTTGGCCATCTTGCCAATCTCCGAGCCCTGACCGGCTAAACCATCGACCTCGAGTTGAGCCGAGGTCGAATCTCCAATGTCGATAATCTCATGAATCGAGTTCGGCTCAAGCGACGGGCTCGTCGTGCAGTGACCAATGAGAGTCGTAACCTTGGTGCCGACCGCAAGCTTTTGCGCGTCGAACGTAATTTGAATGGGGATGGACGGGGTTAACCGGTCACCAATTGTCGTTAAAGCCATATTTATTTAGTCCTCATTAATTGTTACTGCAATCGGCACGGTTACGAGTGCGGGCTTGCCCGTATTATTGTCCACGCCCTCTAAGTTGCCTAGCAAATCAGACAAATCATCCAAGCTCACTCGGAACGGGTCGGACGCGGTGCGCCCCATATATTCTAAGGCTCTCTCCCACGCGCGCAAATCAATACGATACTGGACGTCTAGAATTGTGACCGGCGTTAACTCGCCGTCATTGATCCCCTCGACGTTCGGGCTCCAGGTCAGAGTTTTCCCGTATTCGTTGAGCCCGTAAACTTTTGCGGGGCGTTGAATCGTCGCTAGCTCATCAAGCATATCGCCGACGTACTTGGATGAGAAAAAGTTCTCTAAAACGCCCTTAAACACGTTCGGGACACGCATTAGATCCGAACGTCTAAACTCACTCGGCCAATACGCCTGAATTTGAATGGTGCCAGTCAGATATCCGTTGTCCGAAGTTTTGTTCTCAGACTGAGCCTCTAAGATGTTGAGCGCAGGTAGCTCGTGGACGGGCCAGTCAAATCGGTTGTAATTGGCCACTGAATTGCCAAACAACTGCTTAAGTTGAGGCACCGCCATGAGTTGCATGATGGTCTTATCAACGAGGTCGTCACCGGGTGACGATAAGAACTCGGCTTTTAGGGTCGACGCATCAATCATTTGCCCTCAACGTGATTTTTCACAATATCGCTCATGAGCCTAAAAACAAACCTGTTAAGTCGCCTTTGCCATTCGTCGCGGATCACTAAAAATTCACGCTTCGGTATATGTCTCTTCTCATCACCCTCGTTATGAGTCGCGGCATAAATAAGGTTGGTTCCCCAAATGAGGTTAGTCCCTTGGACCCGGTAGATGTTTGCGCCAGTGACGGTTTTGCCCGTCTGAGCTTTCTTAAGTTTTGCGCGATCGGGATCGGCCTGGGCTTCGTTTGCGCCAATCGACGAGCCTGCAAATCCAGGCGTGGTGACAGTTTTATAAAGTAAGCTAGTGCGCCTCAAAATTTGGCGATTACCTAGGGCATCATTCGGACCCGCCGACTTGCGAGCGGCTCGCTCAACGTCGACGAGTTGCTTATCGACGTGCTCGTAGAATTTCTTTTTCTTACCCCGCAAAGCCTCGCGGTCGATTGAACGCTTACCACTCTTTGAGACCTTTACCGCGCCCACCTTGAACGCCGCCGCGAAGTACGCATCTTTGATTAAATTTTTGAGCATCCCTTTGGCGACCGAGTTGCGAATGGTCGCACCTTTAAGTGCATCCCAACCTGGTCCCTCTTGAGCAAAGTTGTCGGCAATCGCCTGAGCCACCATCGCGGCGACCTCAGGCATCGAGGCGACCCCTTGAAGTTTCGCTTGAATGGCAGGGTCTTTAAAACGTTCGGCTAAGTTTTCTAGCTCGTCGAGCTTAACCGTAAATTCAGCGCGGCCCACGTATACGACCGTTGAACCAGTATATACCAAGAGAGGGGTCGTTAATTTGCTGAGCGGCGTACCTAGGCCCACCGTAGTCTTGCCGAGGCTTAGCGTCGGCCACCATGCCGCGCATACCGTCGTCAGCAACGTTGCTATCAGAGAGCTTAACGTCGTCTAAGGGCGGCGTACGTCGAAAACGCCGCATTCCAAACTCGTTACCTTCTAAGTCTTGGCCAAGTAGCCTGCGCAAAAGTCCATCGTACTGGTCTTGCATTAACTTTTGGTAACCGTCGCCCGAAATATGGGTGCCGCTCCCGAACGAGTAACGCAAAATCATAATTACCGCCATCGTGTCGACGATGGTGCGGATGGCGCGCTTAGAATGGTCGGGTAAGGCGTCCCAAGTCTTTTGGGATTTTGATTGAAACGGAACAAAATAACGGCCGCGCAAATCTTGCTCGACCGCCGTCTCGGCGTCCACGATGAGTTGCCCAAGTAATTCATCCGGGATAGCCCGGGGATTACTCGACTCTCTCTCCTTGAACGCGACCTTGCCGGCGAGTCTCACCTTAACACTATCTATAGATGTGTATATCGGTCGGTACTGACTCGCCATTAGGGCTTACTTCTTAGCTTTTTTGTCGGCTTTATCGTCGGCTTTTTTATCCGACTCTTTAGCTTTTGCCTCGGCCTTCAAGTCTTCACCTTTGGTGACCTCAGGGCGAACGTTCTCGTCCATTGCATCGATCATGGCGGGGAACACTTGAGTCGCGGGGGTAATTCCACCGACGGTAATCAGCGGCTCGCCGTGGGCGACGGGTTTACCGGCCAATGCGGCCTCTTCGGTTTTTACGAGCATTTCTTGATCGGGGCTGAGCGGCTTATTATCCATACCTAATTCCCTCATCTCTTTTACAGTCAGATTGTTTATGTCGCGACGAACCGCCTCGGCCGTCATGTAACGGTCAAGGCGTTCGGCTTTAACACCATCGCAAAGTTCAATTGCAATAGCGTCACTCACTTCGACAACATCGCCGGGGTTCCAGTCCCCGACGTGTTTTAAGACTTTAACCTTAACCACTAGAATACGGTGGCGGTGAGCAAATCGAACGAACGCATGAGCGCGGGTCCACCGTTGAAACCACCAACGAGTTCAAGCGACGGGTTTTTAACGTTCCCGAGGCCGCGTTGATCGGTGATGACAAACTTACCGGCGGTGGGTGCGTCAATCGAACCGTTCGAGAGGTTAAGGGTCATTTGGACCTCGCCGACTTTATTGTTATCCGGCAAATCAGTCTCAAAAAAGATTTTACCGTTAGGGATAAAGTAAGTCGCCGCCGACACGGCAATCTTGCCGGTCAAGGGGTTGATGGTTTCGGCAAAGTACGTACCCTTGTAAACATCAACCTCGGGCACGCCCGGGATAAGTAACGAGAGGATTTTGTTGGTCTCGTAACCGTTGATGATACCCGACGCCAAGAACCCACGGATTTGGTCTTGAACCTTTTGGTTCGCCAAAAACACCCGCTCGGTGTTCGGGTTCATCACCATCTTGCGAATGTTGTACTTACGGAATTGTCCGTAACCACCCATCGTCCAAAGACGAATGTCCGCAATCGGGTCCGAATTCGGATTAACGGTAACAACGCCGGTAACCGGGTCAACCGAACCCCAGTTAGCAACGGGGCTAACGGTGTTTGCGGCCGGGACACCAAAATCAATCACTCGGCCATCATAGATGTACGAGCCATTGAAGATGGCTTGCCAACGCAAGAGTTCAAGCCGGGTCTCAATACGAGTGTTGAGGCGCTTGGCGTTCTCTTCAAGGTGTTGCTGAATGCCGCGTTTCGAGAGGTCGTTTTGACCAATCTCGCGCAAGCGCAGAATGTCAGACTCACCAAAGCGAATGGCTTCACGGTACGCACCGGCCGAGAATTGCATGGTGCGGAACGCTTTTTTCTGGATGTTGAGCGGGTCCGTATCGAGCGTGTGCTCTAAGGTCGCTCCACCCGTAGCCTCCCACACATCAACGTAAACGTTGTTGGTCGGGCGCTCGACCGCCGGCATATATTGAATGCCACGGTACAGGTTAACGTCGGGTTCGATCTCGCGGATAACTTCGCCAAGGGCGCGCGTGTATGCGGGGCTAATTAATTCCATTTTTTATAATCCTTAATTGAAGTCGATAACGCGTTGGCCGTGAACCAACTTAAGTTTGCCACCCAATGCGCTCACGACCGCATCGGTTGAACCCGCCACGCCATTAACGACGAGCAAATCAGCATAAACCAAACCCTTGGTGATCACGCGAATCTCGGAGCCCGATCCATCGGCACCGATGTCAGCACCACCATAGATCACACCATGATTTTTTTGAGATGCATCAAACTCGGTCCAGAGACCAGCGTTTGCACCGGTCGCTAATTGGCTCACCACTTGGCCGGCGTAATACGAGGTGTCGTTTGCCGGGGGCACCATGCGACCACCGTCGATAACGGCTAGTTCCGCGCGTTGCGCCAATACCTCTTTGAAGACGTTCTCAGAAACGACGCCTTTGTAACCGGCGTCAACGTTAGCAGTTGCCATTATTTGGTCCCCTCATCTTTTTTATCATCATCAGGTTTATCTTTTTTGTCGTCGTCTTTTTTGTCGTCGTCCGACAATTCTTTTTTATCATCGTCTTCACTCTCGTCAGACAACTCAGACTCATCCGACTCGGGCTCATCCGCGCCGCCCATTTTGTCGATGATGGTCTCAACCATCGAAGCAACGCGCGCAATTTGCGTAGCGTTCTCTTCGATTTGTTGCGCCATCTCTTCGGTGTCTTGGACACCCTGATCATCCTCAGGCTTATCGGTCTCGTCTAAAGCTTGAGTGTTATCGAGCGAGGGTAACGACAACTCTTTGCGGTCAGCGGCAATCGGCTCGTCGTCCGGGCCATCGTCCTTTAACTCGGCAAACTTCAATCCCGATTTAGCGAGATTCTTTTTAGCCGCCAACTTAAGCCGCTTTACCTCACGGTCCTCAGCGGTCCCCACCGTTACGTCCGAGAAGTTCGAGGCCGCAACCGAACCTTGTTGGCCAGAAGTAATTTTATTGTCGCCGGCAGAAATGATGCCGGCAAAAATATCCAAAGTTTCATCGTCAAGCTTGGACAGCCTAGTCAGCTTCTTAGAATCAATAGTTTTAAACTGTGCCGGAGTTAGTTTTTTGTCCGACATGAGTTTGGTGAACTTGGATTTTACTTCAATTTTACGCTTCGCAAGCTTGAGCAATTCACGCTTTGCGCTCGTCTCTTTTGCTAACGTCGTGAGCTTACCGCTAAGCTTTTTAAGCTCGGCGAGTTTGATCTTAGACACGGTTGCCCCTTTAAGTTGTTTACCTTGGTCGATAAGTTTTTTAGCCGCCGATACGGCCGCGTCCATCGACGGGTAATAATCAGAGATTTTTTTGCCCGGCCCACCGATACGGAACGTGTACTTAATTGAACCGTCCGGGGTGTTATCATCATCTGTCGCCTCGATGATTTGACCTTTGTAATTGATTTTTTGTAACGCCAATTTTTTAAGTCCTTTTTTTAAAACCATCGCGCCCGGTGCGGCCGGCTCAATTACGCAACTCACCTCACCAAGAGTATTAGAGTCCTCGTTAATACCGACCGACAAATGGTAAATGAGTCCGCACTTAACCTTTGAGACCGTATCGGTGCCTAAGAACGTGATGTCAGACACCGCGCACGCCACGTTGCGACCGACCTTCGGGACATCCCGGCGCTCAAATTTCAAAAGTCCAGTCAGGCGTCCACGGATGCGGTCGTTTGAGTCGTCGTTATGTTGATCGAGAACCGGCGGATATGCGCCAACTGGTGTTTTATCAAAGCCACCATACTCGGTGACCATGCCGTTAATCATGGCGTTATGAGAGGAGATCACGTCGCGGATGCGAGCCTCATCAAACGAGATGTCACCGTTAGATGCCGACAAGTCGTTAGACTCGCCGTCTGGTCCGGAATGAATGAGAATGGCCGAGCGCACGGCCCGGTCGGGCGCGTCCTCTGGCTTATCTAGTATGTCCGCAATCTCGCCGGTTGGCGCTGCAAGCCTGATTAGCAACTCATCCCCTATACTTTGCTAATTGTCTTACCCAAGGGTGGACTTGCGTAATGAGAACTTGAGTGTACGCGGTGCAAAAGAATAAAATCAAGCCCATGCCGAGTGATGAGCAACAACGCCCTAAGTCAATTTACGACATCTTTAGTGAGAACTTGGCCGCGTGCGAGTTCACCGGCGAGACCGATCTATACCCGAACGTGAACAAAACGTTCTTTACGCCGTTCGCACCGAGATTTTTTGCCCGTAAGAAATACGTCGCAAACGTCGATGGCGAAAGCGTTGCCGCATGGGTTTACCAATCCGGACGCAATATTCAAATTTGGTCGGTCTAGCCGCCAACCCAACCCGGCGGCAACGGCTCAACTCTTACCTTAGTCGGATCACGCTTTGGATCGGCTAACATCTTTTGGTTTTCAGGGTCGTCGACGAGTGGAATTAAGTGAGAACGGCAGTTGTAGTGGCAAGCCGGTGTGTTTTTATGGAGTAGCTCAGTCCCCGGTCGATAGATCAAACCATGCCGAGTCTGACAAATAGATGTGCGGCTAGTGTCCCTCACCGAATCGAATAAAAAGCCAATGATGTTGTTGTTGTCGTTAAAGAACTCGACTTGAGCCTTTGAGAAGTAGCGCGTGGTTTCAGTTCTAAAAATTGTTTCCGCACGCGCACGAGGGGCTCGCCATGCCTCAGCAAGCTTGGCTTTAATCTCCCTCGGGGCCATGTCGCCAATCTCTAAAAGCGGCAAGATGCGCTTAAACTGGACTTGCAACCGCTTGAGATACTGAGTCTTGGCCCGTCCTGTAAGAGCTCTTGCACGCCTCATGATACGTTGCCAGTACCGGCGGTTATTGACCACTCGGTCGAGCGCGCGCGGTCCTTCGGGCAAATCTCCATCGGGTGGAGCGGCAAGTTTTCGCCGAGGGTCAATGCGCTTACACGAGGTCACCGCGGCCTCGACGGTGGAGCGGTAAAATTTCTCGGTTACGTCGTACATGGAGTCGAGATCGGGGTCTTTGTATTTACCGGTTTCCCGCCAATGTGTGTACACGTCGTTGACCGCGTTCTTTAGTACCCGGTCCATCGCCTTGACCGACTCTTGGATAAGTCGCTCTTTAGTCTGGAGGTCTCTCGACCTAACTCGGCGTTGGTGGGGGCTAAGCGCGAACGGAATTGGCATTAGCCTAATTTTGCAACGTACTTGCGCAACATTTCTTTAGCATTCTCAACCGATGTTGCAGTGCCTTTTGATGCGCCTTGTACACATGGGTAAAACTTGCCGGTTGCATCGGTTTTGACCGAACACGAAAATCCGTCAACTTTTCCTTCCCAAACAGTTTTTTCGGCGCCTAATTCTTTGCGCTCGCCCTCATTCAGTTTGCGGCAATTGCTCACAAGCTTACACCCTTGCTCACGGGTGACCTCAACCGATTTGCCGCCACCGTACGAGATTGCGTAACCCTCGCCATCGGCCGACATTTTGAAGTGATTACCCCGGTTGTCGATGTACTCACCCGACTTATCGGCGTTTAGCTCTTTCATCTTACTGCGAACTAACTGTCCTAGATTCATCTCAAAGCTCTCCAAAAAAGGTGGCGGGTTGCGGTTCCACCCCGCGCGCCGGACGTGAATGGGAGTAAACGCCCGGCACCCGCCATTAAAATTGTAATCCATTATCATCATCACCCAAAGGCCCCATCGGGTCAGGGATGTCAGCCTTCGCTTTACGCGGCGCTAAATTGAACTTCTGCGCCACCGTGTCCATATCCGATTGCTCGCTCGGGCTCATGTATCCGGCCGTAGTCAGGCTCGAGTAAATTTGCGCAAGCTTATCCATCGCATCGTAATCGTATTCCTCGACAACAAAGTCGCCGAGCCCATGCTTACGCCACTGAGACTCAGGAAAATTGTACGTAATAATCTTGCGTACAAATTGCTCAAGGATGCCCTGTTTATAGACCTTAAGCTTGCCGTCGACGACCTGTTGAAAAATTTGGCGGTGGGCATCGCCGAGCGCGTAAGACCCGCCCCCATCGCCGCCTAAGATGAGCGGCGGGATGAGTAACCCACGCATGATGGCTTTGTTGTCGTACTCGATATGATCCTTAAACACTGACATATCGGCTTGGACCTGGATCGCCTCGATGTCGTATTGCTCGCCCTTTTGGCCCGGGAATACCAAGGCCGACTCGTTATGGACGTTGCGCAAAACGTTTTGCATCGCCACGTCGGCGCGCATCCCCCGGATGGGGTTCCCGTAATCGTCTTGTCCGACTACGGTATCGTTTGGCGGCGCGTACCCAACCATGAGCGGCGAGGCTTTGCGGTCCATAGCAATAACCCAAAGCTTCAACGCCGTATCCTTTGCGACCCACGCTTTGTAGCACCGGCGCAAAATCGAGCGACCGTACGGGTTACCAAACTTACCCGTCGATGAACTCTTAAGATGGATGCACTTATCACGGTCAATTTGGATCACATTGTAAGTTAGATCCGTGCCCACCCGGATGGGGTGAGGAAAGTCACCACGGCTCGCAAAGAAGTCGGGTCGAAAGCCATCTTGATCGGCCACGATTGCGGTGTATTGGTTCCCTTGGCCGTAATACCGTTGGTATTGAAATATACCGTTTGGCAAAACGACGCCGGCTTTGTCGACCGCAAATACAATGGTCAATGGTTGATATGTCACCAATTTGCGCGGCACCCACGCCGCCGCACCATCAAAGTCTTGATTGAATTGCCAAATCACCTCGGTGCACGAAAACCCCGCCCACTCGGCGCTAAACATCTCATCCAAGTTCTCATGCCACGACCCATCCATTTCGGTCAGGGCCTTGCGGACAAAGTGTTGAATGTTAGGGTCCGGGTGTTTGTACTCCCCAAAGCGTGCAAGCAACGCCAGATTTAAGAAGTCGATACCAGATCCAATCGTCTCGTCGGTATCGATCATGCGCTTATACGTCTCAACTGACACCGTCGACGGGTTTGCAACAAACGCGTTGAGCGAACTAAAGAGTGCCGGCGCGGTCGTGCCAACTTGTTTGGCCTCTTTTTGCAAACCGTCTAGCTCCATCAACCGCCGCTCCATCTCTTGGACGATTGAGGCCGGCTGGCCATTGGCGGCGAGGATTTTAAGCGTGTTCTCTTTATTGGCGGTCATTAATCGACCTCAGGGAACAACGACGCGAGTACAGTAAGTTGGTTCTTTGCCGGGGCGATGCTCACTAACCCCTTAATGGTGACCCTAATCTCGACCGATTGATTATCGCCAATTTTAAGTAACTTTGAGTCGGCGGCCGGCACTCTCACTCTGATGAGACCGCCGCCTGCGTTCGTCGGAGTAATCTGCGCATTCGAAAGCCGCTTGATTAGAACTGACTCATCCTCGTTGCGAAACAGCACGATAATTTCGGACGCATCGTTGAGATTAAATGGGTTTCCATCCTGATCGCGGATGGCAAAATCTAAGTCTTTGTCTTCTCGCTGGTAAATAACTGAGCCGGGGCTCGCCTCTAAAGACATTAACAGTACCTCGGAACGGCAAGAGTTTCGTTTGTACTCATTTGAGCCTCGGCAAATTGGTCAAGCACCACCGCCGTTAAAGCGTGCTCGCCCGGGACCGTGACGTTGAGCTTAGACCGATC